TTATACTTGTCGTATTGATATTTCCAGTTACCATCTAACACGGCATAAGAAGTTGAAGTCAATGTATCACGGTATGTAACTGTGTCAGTAGCTTCGTCACCAGCATTGTTTACAACATCTGCTCTTTCTGGTGATAAGAAAACCAAGCAATCTTTGCGTGATTCTGCCATTGAAATGAGACTGTCCGCAAGTGTCTGACCAGAAGGACCTGAAATGACTAATGAAATGTCAACAGAGTCAGCGTTGTCAAATGAATCGTATGCAGTCACCACATTGGCAGTTGAAACATTACCATCGGCACCATTTGCAAGTGATACTGTTACATTGGCAGTTAGATTTGCAAATGCAATTGATGAATTACCACCCCAATTTGTACCTGTGGTTGGGTGATCCATCCATTGAATGTATTTGGATTGTGATGCAAGAACATTCTTGTAAAAGGTTGAATTGCCAGAATCGTCTTTTGCATCAGCAGCTTTAGAAGCAAATGGGAATACTTCAAGAACTGTATTTTTAGTTCCTGTAAATTTACCATCTTCATCGATAACAATCATATGAAGTTCATCAAAGCTTCCGCCTTGATTAATTACATATGTTGATGTATTTGGTCTACTTGTAAAGCTAGAAGCATATGTCCAACCACTATATGTGTTGGCATCTGCCATAGAAACTTTAAGAGAGTTACCAATTGAGCCAGGGAAACGAGCGGCAAATTCACCGACTGCGCCTTGACCAGTTGAGTAGTTTAATTCCCAATCATCTTCGTTTTTAATCAGAACAGCAGTTGCTTGATTATTTGCAATTGCGTTTCGAGTGTCGGCGATTGATACCGCACGGACAATTTTTAATGTGTTTGTATATGCTAGGAAGTTTGCTGCTGAGAACCAGTATTCATAATTTGTAGAATCAGGTTTACCAAATCTGTCGGCAAGGCGAACCTCGTCAGAAATAGTAATGATTTCACTTGCTGGACCCCAAGCAAACGGCCCCGCAAATGCGCCAATGCTAGTGGCGACTGAAGGCACAATTGTAGTCAGGTCAATTTCTGATACATTTACGCCTGGTGAGAGCTGAAATGCCATGGATTTCTCCTTTTGTTATAGGATAGAATTCTTTTTATCGTCTATTTAGTTTTTTATAAGCTTGAGGTATGGTAACCTCGTTCAGTCCAAACATCACCGGAATCAATAAGAACTTCTTCTTTTCTTCCGTCATCTATGATTCCGACCGGTGTTAGTTCCTCTTCACCTAACAGATTTTGTTCTTCTAAAAGAACCTTACGGATATCTATGTTTGTCGAATCTTTGAAGTATGATTGTGCGGTTAACCACGAAAACAAAACAAGACCCATCACCAAATCGTCATTATTACCTTCTTCGGCCTCGTATGAATCTCTCACACGAACAAAGGTATTCATTTCGGCAATAGTATCAAAGTCTCTGACAATTAGTTTGTCAGATTCAACAAGAGTTTTTAAGTTTGCACAACCAATCTTTTTGACTGATTTAGTGGTCTTGATACCAAAACTGGTAGACCTCTTAAAACCACCTGAAATACTTTGCCCTTTAATATGGTGATGTTCTAGTTTGTAAATATTTTCATATTCCAAATCATAGTGTAAAATGTCAACAACTTGTTGGCCAATGTTGTTTGTCTCAATCAAAACATATGCTTCATTGTATCTTTTTGCAACCGAATAAATGATTGTTGGAAAGAACAATAAAGGTAATTTATTATTTCTATATTTAGCGACTTGTTTATAGGGTGTTTCCGAAACATCAATGACATTGATTGTCGAATAGTCTCCGCCAACACCTTCAGAACAATCAACTGTGCAGATATACAATCTACCTGGTTTTGGTTGTTCGTGAATATCAAAACATTCTTCTTGGTAGATTGGGTCGAGGAATGCCAAACTACGAAGTTTAGAGCCTGAAATAAGTGTTGCCGATGAACCGATAAACTCAGTTTCAAACTCTTGCCTGAACTGTTCTTCAGAAGTGTTGCGTATCGTTTCTTCTTTCCATTTGGCATCACGACCTGGCACTTGAGACCAATGGACCTCCAATGGTTTGTATAGTGAACGACCCTCAGACGCATCAATCCACATTTTGTAGAAATGATTCAATCCGTATGGTGTAGAAACAACGATAACTTTTGTTGTTTTACCTGAAGTAACAACAGGGTAGGTAGAAGTAAAAAAATCGTCTGCCATGTTTTTAGGAACGAAAGCAAACTCATCTAAGAAAATTAGATTGTATGTACCGCCACGAACACCAGCAGAAGATGTTGCATATGCATTAATCTTAGAACCATTTTCTAATTCAATATTACCTTTGTTCCAAACTTTGATGCCTTGTTGTAACCAAAGTGGAAGATACTCATATGCATATTGAATACGGCCTAAAATCTCACGAGCAAGAGAACCCTTGTTTGCAAGAATGGCAATATTGTAATTTTCTTGGAATAAAACAGACCACAACATGTAACCTGCCGCAGTTGTTGTTTTACCAACCTGACGAGGCATTTTACAGATTGAGAAACGATTGTTGTGAAATGTTTTGACCATATCCTCTTGGAAAGGCCACATTTCAAATGGGACAAGACCTTTGTCCACATTGACAATCTTTACATAATTTCTAACAAAATAAAGAGGGTCTTCCGAACATTTTAATATTTCTTTGACCTGCTCTTCGGTGTATTGTAATTCTACACCAATTCGTTTTAGGTTGTCATTACCAAGATATCCATCACTCATTTTGTAATGCTACGAAGCATCCATCCGTGTTTTTTATGTGCATCTAAACGACCAGCAATAAAATCAGCCAAACCTTGTTGGTCAAGTTCATCTGCCAATTTAAATGCCATGTCAAGTGTCATAATAACTTTTTGATTATCTACCATTAAACGGCGTGCCATTTCTACACCATTTGGAATAGAAAGTTCATCTTCAATTTCAGTAAGTTCTAAGAAACGAGAAAGTGAACCGGGTACATAGGCATCTAATGCACGAATTTCTTCTGCGATTGGATCAACTGCACCATGCAGTTCTTGATAAAGATTTCCAAAAAAATCGTGATATTGCGGAAAGTTTGAACCTTCCACATTCCAATGATAGTTGTGTGCTTTAAGATACATGGCAAAAGTATCTGCCAAAACCTTACGCATCATTTCGATTAAAGTTTCCATAGTGACCTATTTATTCGTTTTTAAAAGTTTGACTAACTCTGCGGTTGAACCTACAAATACTGCTTTATCTACATTTACATTTTTAATAGATGACGATTCTTGTGGAGACAAATCTTTTCGTCTTTTTTGTATTTCAAGCAAGTCTTTATTTAGGTCAGCAAGATTTTTTATGAGTCCTGCGGCAACTTCGTATGCTCTTGGATGTTCAGATGCTTTTGCAACATTCAACAAATCATCCATTGCTTGATTGCCTTTTTCAATAAGATTTCGAATATTGCATCTTGCAAAAGAAGCATCGTCATCTACGACAGTTGCAGGCAAAGTTTCTACTGGTGTTGGTTCTTTAGATTCAACAACTTCAAATTGAATGGGTTCTACATCTAAAACTTCAGACAATTTTTCATTTAACTTCTTCATGTTATATTAGGCCATTCAGTTATAGTTTCAGAGAATCCAAATTCGTCATCCGGGTCAGTATCTTGTGGAACTGCTGTTGTAACAATCTGAACAAGGTTAATTGGCGTTTTTTGAGTTGAGGTAATCGTATATTTTGCTCGACTATAATCTCCACGAATAACATTATTCGCTTCAAGCAACCTTGTTAAATCTCCAACAATTAGTGTACCTGTATTACTATTACTAAAATAAACTACTTTACCTGTAATTTCTCCACGATTTTGGACTCTGATTGTTTCGCCTGTCGTAAAATAGTTATTACCATTAGCATAATCTACTGTAACTTGTTGAGTTACTCTGTCATTAGGTTCATTGTAAATATTTGTAAATGCACGACCATATGATATGCCGCCATTTGCAGAATTATTTGCATAAGCGTCACCAATAAGTCCAATGTCGCCTTTGACAGGTGGCCATAAAAATGATTTTACTGTGAACTCTAAATCCCAAAGAATTAATCTTGTTGTAGAAAAATCACCTTCATAATCTGTGGTTGTATTAACAGAATTTAATATAACAGGCATGTCATATTTTTTGCCCATCTCATTAATAAAATTAACCGAAACAGTAAAATCTGGTGAGAAAAAAGGAAGAATCTGTTCTACGATTTGTGTACCATCTTCTGTGTTTCTTACATAGATTGACATTGAAAAATTAAAATCATAAGGAACAGGAACATATTGTGATTTGACACCTGTTGTAGTCTGATTAAAATTTTGTAGTGTTGATATTTGTTTTCTTCCAGAATCGTAAGAAATGCCTGTCATTTCAAAAGAAATTCTAGGAACAACAGTATTGATAGACCTTGTAAATGTAGGGTCTTGTGTAATTCTTGTTATGTATTTTTCTTTTGAACCATAAGATAGTGGCACTTTAAATTTTTCATATGAAGTTGCACCTGACTTATTGTACCTTTGTAGGTAAATATCATTGAAAAGTGTACCAAACGCAACAACAACTTTGCGTATAGTTCGATTATAAAAATGTGCATTACCTAGCATTATGCTTCACCAAATGGGTTAACTTCTGTAAAGTCGATGATTGAATCGGATTCAGATTCAATTCGTGTATTGTCGATAATATTTTCAAATGCATTATTATCAAATGCATTGTCATTAATTGTTCCTGATGTTGTATAGTAGGCACCAGATGTTGCACCAATTGTATTTGATGCATTGGCAAAAGTTCCCATTACACGATAAACATCCAATGTTCTTGCAGATGCAGCCTTTGTCCAAGTATGAACGGTAGCTTGTGCGGTTGCATTTGCAAGAGTTCTGTCTGGTGATTGAAACACAATTTCATCAGGTTCATATGTTCCCAAACCAGTAGAAAGAGACATAGTTAATTGGCTTCTTGTATAGTAATCACGGATGTTGTCATCAATTTCGGCAGTACCTGTATAAATTCTCTCATTTGAAAAAACAAGTTCTTTCATCTTTAATGCATAAACATAAACATTGCCGCCTCGACCACGACCTAATGTGTAAAACATTGCTTGGTCATTTTCATGTTCAACAAACATAATTTCCATAAAACTACGAGTGAGTGGAATAAAAACTAAATCACCTTCTCTAGGTCTTGGTAAATTAGATGAACCGGTTGAGTATTTAAATCTACGGCGAGAAACTAACATAGTAATTTCATCTCGCACTTCAAGTCCAAATTTAGATGCAAAGTCTCCGTCACCATCAAAACCTGATACATTCTCCATATACATTTCAATTGGATATGCAGTTAGGTATTCTTTAACAGTATCTTCACCATACAAATAATCAATTTCATTTCCACTTTTTAATGTTCTTGGTAGATAATAAACATCCATGCCATGAATTTGCATTGCTTCAATAACCAAATCCTCAACGAGCAATTGCTCTGAGGTAATTTGTTCAGCAGGAAAATTATTGAAGTAAAAGTTGGTAGACATTCATCATTATCCAGTAAAGATTTCGCTTGGCAGACTGTTGAAATTAAACATATCTTCTTCAATCTCTTTTATTTCCGCTTCTGCTTCATCATAGATTTCTTTACCATTTAATGTAACGCCACCAGGCATTGCAATGCCACTAAACTTTTTAAGGTTATTACCCCATTGTCTCTTAATTAAAGCAGTTGCATACTTCTTTAAGAAACGGTCATTCCAAACATCTGAAATTCCAGACAAAGTTGCAGTTACATTATTCACATTCGCACTCATTGGTCCAACTAATGTAATTTGGGATGGTGAATTAATGTTGCGAATTTGTTTTGATTCAGTACCAATTGTAATGAAATCATTTTCTAAAACTTCTTGGTCAAAAATTGTACCATAACCAGTAAGTGTATTTGAAGATATGTTAGCCGTTACTGTTCCTGTTAAAGTAATTGTGTCTGGAACAAGTTTGCGGTAACATTCAATAATAACATATTCACCATCTTGTAAATCTCTGTCCCAATCAATATCAAGGAATAATTTATTCAGGTGACGATTAAATCTAAACTGTGGTGTTCCCGAAAATAATAATTGTAAAGAACGAATATGTTGCATTGTAATTTCATATGAAACATAAGATACCGATGTGAAATCATAAAGGTCGTGTAACCTTAATTGATATCTTAGGTCAAACATGTTGATTGATGAATTGGAATCATCAAATGGCAAAACACCAGTTACAAATGTAATGGCATCAGGTGCATAAATCCAACGGCGAGAAATATCTTCTGCCGTAATTTTATGTTTCATATAAATCTTTTCGGTGCCATCATAATGATAGTCTGCCCAAAATGCCAATGCTTCATCGATTCTGTCCTCAACTTGGTCGTCATCCACATTAATTTGAATAACTGGAAAACCTAGTTTTCTTAGACAGTAATCTTTAAATTTTGCTCTGGTTGTAATTGTTGGCATTTTTTATCCTAGTGCTATTGAGAGTGCCAACACATCAGCAATTGTGGCGCCACCTGCAGAAGCAGCAGTTGTTTGTCTTGTACCATCATCAAAAATAATACCATTAGCAGAAACATTACCTTTAACACCAATACCACCAGCAACAGTTATTGCACCAGTTGTATTCGATGTGGATGCAGTTGTTCCAGTAATATTTGCGGAAACTGTTGTAAATAGACCAGTACCAGTTATAGAAGCTACTTCAGTTGTAGCACCATACCACTTAAACTTAAATGAGTCACCATATTCTGGAACACCGTACCACATTGTGGCAGCATCAATACCTATAGCGTAATCCGTTGTGCTGCCAGATATTGATGGATATAAGACTACTTTAGTGCCGGCACTTTTTGTAGTGAGTGTTGGAGCACCAGTGCCTGATGCTGGCCAATCAACTCTATTATCAACATTTATACCTAATGTAGAAACATTACCCGATACACCAACACCACCAGCAACTTGCAAGGCACCAGTAGTTTTTGATGTTGATGCGGTTGTGTTTGTAATATTAATAGCATTAGCGGTTGTAGAACCTCTTGTTGTAACAGTCTGTAATGTATCTGCTTCTGCTGGGAATAAAATGGCAGTATTTGTTACAGAAGATAAACGACCTTGTGCATCGACAGCAAATACTGGAACATGTGTTGCGTTAGCGTAAGTTCCTGATGTTACCCCTGTTGGAGTTAAGTTAATTGTGATTGTATCGGTTGTTGCATTTGAAGTGATACCAATACCGTTTGCGGCACTTAATGTAAGAGTATCATTATTTGCATCCGCAACAACATTGGTGCCGTTTGCGGCAACTGTGACAAAACCTTGTTGTGTTACAGAGTTAGCTTTATCGAAAGCGGCTTGTGCAAGAACATTAGCTGCATTGGCTTTAACAAAAGCGGCATCTGTTTTAATGTTAACAGTATTTGAAAACGCAAATGCAGAATCAACTTTGATATTAACTGTATTAGCAAAAGCATATGCAGCTTCTGCGGTAATATTTGCGGTATTGGCTTTATTAAACGCTAAGTTTGCAAATGCAATTACTTCAATACCACTATCATAAATTGCATCAGCGTATATGCTTCCTTTAACACCTAAACCACCTGAGATAACTACTGCACCTGTTGTGTTGGATGTTGAAACTGTGGTGTTTGCAAAAGTATAAATTGTTAAACCATTTGCAGTTACACTTGTTCCAGTATTTGCTAAAGCTGCATTTGCTTTATCGAAAGCGGCTTGTGCAAGAACATTGGCAGCATTCGCTTTAACAAAAGCCGCATCAGTTTTAATGTTTACGGTGTTACTAAATGCAAATGCCGAATCGACTTTAATGTTTGCAATGTTGGCAAATGCAAATGCCGAATCAATTTTAATGTTGGCGGTATTAGCCTGATTAAATGCAGCTTGTGCCAAAACATTTGCAGCATTAGCTCTTGCAAATGCAGCTTCAGCAGTAATGTTAGCGGTATTGGCTAAATTAAATGCAGATGCCAATGTCGTTGTATCTGCAATTGTATAATATGTTGTTCCATCATTTGTGAATTGCCAAACATCTGAATTTTCATTCCACAATAGGTAAACATTTGCAGAAGAACCACGGTCAATTTCTAAACCCGCATTGGCACTTGGTGCAGATGCTTGGTCAATTGCCGCATTAAGCGTAATAATATTATCTTTAATTAATACGGTTTGAGTGTTGGCGTAAATTTGTTGGCCAACAATAGTTAAATTACCTGTAATAGTTACATCACCTGTAATTGAACCTCCAGTATTTGCAAGCGCACTATTTGCTTTATTAAACGCAGATTGTGCTAAAACATTGGCAGAATTGGATTTACTAAATGCGGCTTCTGCTGTTATATTAGCAGTATTTGCTTTACTAAAAGCCGCATCAGTTTTAATATTTACGGTATTACTAAAAGAGAAAGCCGCATCAACTTTGATATTAACTGTGTTTGCGAAAGCATATCCAGAATCAATTTTAATATTGGCAGTATTTGCTAAATTAAATGCCTGATTAGCAAAAGAAATTACTTCAACACCACCATCATAAATCGCATCAGCGTAAATACTACCTTTGATACCCACACCACCAGCAACGGTTAATGCACCAGTTGTATTAGATGTGGAAACTGTGGTGTTTGCAAATGTGTATTGAGTGAGACCGTTTGCAGTTACACTTGTTCCTGTGTTCGCTAAATCAGTATTTGCTTTATTAAAAGCGGCTTGTGCAAGGACATTAGCCGCATTAGCCTTAGTAAATGCAGCATCGGTTTTAATATTTACAGTATTACTAAATGCAAAGGCCGCATCTGTTTTGATATTAACTGTATTGGCAAAGGCAAAAACGGCATCAGTTTTAATATTAACTGTGTTAGCAAAAGAAAACGCAGAATCAATTTTAATGTTAGCAATATTAGCAAAAGCATATGCGGAATCTGCAATAACATTTGCAGTATTTGCTTTATTGAAAGCCGCTTGAGCGAGAACATTGGATGAATTTGCTTTTGCAAATCCGGCTTCGGCAGTTACATTTGCAGTATTGGCTTGATTAAATGCCGCTTGAGAAAATGTTGAATTAGCAGATAACGCACTTTCTCTTGCTAATGGAAAACCACCTGCTGTTGAACCATCGTGAACAACAATAGTTTCTTTATCGGTATCAACAGTAATCTCGGCTACCGCACCTGTAAATGCGTTAGTCTGTGATGTATTACCTCGTCTTAATTGAACTTGTGTCGCCATAGTGTTTATTTATAGTGTGCCATAGTCGTATATTACATTGGTATCTTCATAAACAAAACCGTAGTCAGCAGTAGTAAAAGTATAACCTGCAGGCACACTTACAATAACTTTTTTTGCAACCACATTAGAGGAAACTGAAATACCTGATTCACCAACTATCTGAAAAGAATCATTTGAGCTGGTTGCAAGAATTGTTCCTACATTGGCAACAATTTGGCCAAAACCATTTGCTGAACTACCGCCACCACCAGATATTGCAGTATTTGTAATTGAACTTATGCGACCATTGGCAGTTAATGTAATAACCGGTACATGGGTTGCATTACCATAGACACCAGCGGTAGTTGTTATCGATGTTACATCTGTATTCGCCTTATCAAAGGCGGCTTGTGCAAGAACATTAGCAGAGTTTGCTTGAGCAAAAGCTGCATTAGCAATAGTTCTTGCTACTGTATCTGGTGCCGAAGTAGGATTTAATAAATCTGTACCAACTCCTGCTGCGGCACTATTTGCTATGTCAATAAAGACACCACGAACACTACCACCAGTTTCAAAAATTCTTAATTTATTTTGATAAACATCAATTGTTATACCAGCTGCCAAAGAAGTATTGGTTACTGGTCTGTCTAAAAATATTTCACCACCTTCATCACCACCTTGATTTAATGCTCTAAGTGTTCCTGAAACATTTAAATTGGTATTTGATAATGCGGAATTTGCTTGATTGTATGCAGCTTGTGCTAAAACATTAGCAGAATTTGCTTGTGTAAAAGCTTGATTTGCAAATGATATGACTTCAATACCACCATCATATATTGCATCAGCATAAACATTACCTTTAACGCCTAAACCGCCATTTGAAATAATGGCGCCAGTTGAATTTGATATTGAGGTTGTGGTACTGTTAGCAACAAATGTATTTGAATATATTACATTTGCACCAGAAATAATACCACCAGAACCACCACCAGTAATTATTGATGATGTGTTAATGTTGGTTACATTGAGTGTTGCAAGTGATTTGTTGAATGTAAATGCAGAATTGCCACCAAAAGATCCAGAATCGTTAAACTGAACCTCTTGATTAAGACCGCTTGGTTGCGTTGTTCTAATTGAACCAAGGGTATTTGCTGTAGTTTTATAGTATAGAATACCATCGGCGTAGTTAAGTGCTAACTCGCCGTTTGCAAGAACTCCAAGAGAAGGTGTATTGCCAGTCCCAGCAGATTGGCGAATTGCAATTACTGTGTTTGGCATTTAGAAAGTTCCGCCACTCGATTCTACTTTTATATTTTTTTCAGTATTATTTAATGGTAAACTTTCGGTTTTTAATACCTCTTCTTTGGTAACTTGTTCAACAATTTCGATGCCTAATTTTTTCTTTGCGGTCTTTGGCA